GCATCACCAGAAGACTGCTGAGGCTTCATCATCTTCCGAACAGAGTTGCATTCCTTCAGTGGAATACCTGCAACACGGTTAACGATTGCCATAGTCTGTTCCTGAAAGACAATATGACCAAACGTAGGTGCAAGAATCTCTTCTAGGATAGGGTGTTTGTAAATAACGCTATCAGGGTCTGCCTTAGACTGCAAATACTTTTTGTCAATCTTCATTGCAAGCGGACCTGGTCGGTAGATAGAAGTCAGCGCAGCAATTTCTTCAATTGATTTTGGCTTAGCCTTTTTAAACAAACGCTGCGCGCCGTGGTTCGTGCACTGAAAGACGCCGGCCCACCTAGCTTCTGCATAGACACGGTAGACCTCTGGGTCTTCGAAGTCAATCACTTCATTTGCCATGTTGTTTTCAAACCACTCGGTAACGTCTGCATAGGTTGGATTTTCAATACCATGCTTTCGTACCAAGATTAGTTCAATGGCTCGATCGATCATTCGAAGTGTTTCTAGGCCTAGAAGGTCAAACTTAATCCAGCCAAAGTGCTCAAGATGCTTATAGGAGGCGCCTTCTACCCACGGAGTCTGGAGTTCTCCCTTTGAAAGGATAAGCGGCATCCTTTCCTTGATGTTCTCAGAAACAATGACACCTCCAGCGTGGCGGCCAAGCGACTTGTTCTGTTGAAACAAAACCCCGATAGGCTCGATGATCTCTGGACATTCAGACGCTAGCTTGCGAAAAGATTCAGAATACTCGAGCGCCCACTCAAGGGTAGGGGTAATTGGTCCGTTAATTGGAATTTTGTCACGCTTGAGACCAGACTTAATGTCCTTGTCAAGAGGACCAAGAGCACGGTTTACCTTTGCAAACTCTATTCCGTAAAAGCGTGAAATATCCTTGACGAGAGACTTCAGTTGAAACCTATTGTAGTTAGAGATAGGTACAATGTTGTCTTCACCAAACTCACCTCGAAGTAGACCAAGTAGCTTGTCGCGGTCTCCAACGTCAGTGTCGATATCGGGATAATCAGTACGTGTGGGATCCATAAAGCGAGAAAATAGAAGACCGTACTTCAACGGATCGACGTCCGTAATTCCTAGAACATAGTTTACCAGAGAGCCAGCTCCGGAACCACGGCCTGGGCCAACTCGCATCTGTGTCTTGGCAAGATCGATGATTGCCTTTGTTGTAAGAAAGTACTCAGAGAACTTCTTATCAAAAATAACCTGAAGCTCTTCCTTAAGACGTGAGACATACTCCGGCTTTTGGTGGAGATTCTTCTTTATCAACCCATCTTTTGAAGCTTCTAGCAAAGCATCGTTTGCTGTCTTTCCAGCAGGGATTGTGTACGAAGGAAGCTTCATTGACTTATCAGGTTGAATATCTCCAATAACTTCGTGTGCGATGTCATGTGTTCTTTCGATTGCTGCGCAAACAACATCATCATCGTAGAAATCGTAACCTTGCTTTGTTGCGTGATAAGTTTCCCAAACCTGGTTTGCATTCTTAGGATATAGTTCACACTTTAAGTCTTCTCTTGACTGAGGAAGTTTAGAGGGATCAAAATCCTTGTAGTTAAGCCATCCAAGCTTCTTGTACAGCTCACGCTCTTTCCAGTGTTCTGGATGCGCGTAGTGTGAATCACAAGTCACAACTAGCTGATCGGAAAGACCGTTTTGCTTAGCAAACTCAATGATTGCCCTATTGACAAGATGCTGAGCCGAAAGTTGGTTGAACTGAATCTCTAGCATGACGTTATGACTACCTACGGCATCGGCAAGCATTTCATACCCATTGCCAACCGAATTCATCATCTTTTTTAGAAGTGCCGGATTGTCTAGAAGCTTTGCGTTCAAATCATCGAACTCAACTTTCTGAAGATGTGAAAAAGCTTCATATGCTAGAGGCCCACCTAGACATGCTGTACTAACAAGAAGATGGTCACCCTTCGCTGCCTCTTTTAGCATGCCGTAGTCCACACGGGGAAACCTATAAAATCCCTCTGAGTAACCACGACTAACAAGACCAAATAGTCTCTCGAGGCCTACAGAGGTCTTTGGCAATACAACAAGGTGATGGCGGCGCTTAATAGGGTCGTAGAACTTGCCAGATTTTGTTTCTTCCTCATTTTCAACAGTAAGACCGGCTTCTTCAATTGCAATATCAACGATCTCATCGTCTTCGTCAGTCTGGACCTTTAGTGGCGTAACCAGTTCTTCTCGCATGCGACGGAGCTTTGCTAGCGCTAGTGAATCTCCTTTCTTAGCTGCTCTCTTAATTTCGTAATCAAGATTCCAGGCAGTAAGATCAGGATGCACATACATCTCACATCCAGGAATAAACTTGAAGTTTGCACCCTTAGAATTTAGTTTCTCTGAATGCAGATATGCATGAGCGAAACCATTCATGTGACCATGGTCAGTTAGCGACCATGCATCCATGCCGTTTTCACGAACAAAGTCAATGTGCTCTTGCGGATACCCAAGACCGTCAAAAGTTGAAAAGCCGGAATGTGCGTGTAGGCCAACAAACCTAGATGGAACTTTGCTCATGTTAATACCTCTCTTTGGTCTAATCATAATAAAATTGCCTGCCTTTTTCAAGGCAGGCAACTAGTTTAGATAAAGTTTTAAAAATTCTCTATACAGCTTTGCTACAAAAAGACTTCAATGCAATCCTCGATTTTATTGACACTAAAATCTAAACCATTTTCAAGGTGATACAAAACTGCATTACCAAACATGAAAGCTGTTTCGCCGACCCTAGAAGAGTCGATACACATTCCAACATCACCCGGCTCTAACTGTGCAGGTGCCATTAGTAGCTGTTCATCCTCGGAATCAAAGAACATCATAAAAGGTGTTCGGCAGATAACTAGGTCGCCTTCACTGTATTTCAAGCCTCGACCTTAATGTTTTCTGCTTCCTGAAGAAGCTTTTCGATCGATGATTCAATGTATTCGGTAAATTCAGGATGAGGGTATAGAACTGAATCTTCAACCGTAAGGGACAGGGTCCGAAGTTGATCTGTTACGTCCGTCCCTGTGAGAATTGCAAGCTGAACCAGTCGTGCAATTTCTGCAATTGCCGGGTCGCCTAATGTAATCTTATCCATGTTGTCTCCTTTTGAATTATTATACGATTTTAAAGTTACTGATAAACCAGACATGGCAATGATTTAATGCACAACGCATTGCTTTCTAAAGAATAGCATGGACTGTGATCCGATTTATTATCGAGGGGAAACCACTATAGAACGCCATGGTTTCTCACCGACTCAACAATATATCGTAAATGATCCGATTATACAAAAAATTGAAATATAAAATTGCAGATTCAAAAATATGAGGAAAGTAATTTAAGAGTTACCTTTCATACTTAGCTTCTCGACAAGAGCGGTTAGCTTTTCTCTCTCTTCTCTAAGGAACTGAACTTCGACTCGGAGCGCAGCGGTTTCTTCTGCTAAGATTCTAAGTTTTTCTAGAAGTTCGTCTCTTTCACTTCTAGAAGTGTCAAGCTTAGCTTCTAGAATTGCAACTCGTTCCCTGAGGTCATCGCGATATACGTGCTGCTGCGCTTTATCTTTTTCTTCAGATGCAGCTTTTATTTCAAGCTTTTTCTGATAAAATTGCCATGCAGAAGCACCGCCGAGTGTGCCAACTACCGCTACTAGAAGCGTTATGATGTCACTCTGTTCCATTTTTTGCTCTCCTCTTTGCAGACATTACCAGTCTTTCCTTATCGTCTCTAACCCACAAAAACATTGCCACTAAAGCTTGGACTAAATAGGTTCCATGATCAGCATAATTCCAGTGGCCATGATTAAATTCAATCATGCTAGCTGCAATGAAAAAAGCGACTGCAATAAGCAGGCCGACTTGTCTGACCCTAAGTTTAGAAAATACAAGTCCAAAAAATAAAACGATCCCAGATATAACTCCAACTGCCGACCAGGTGGCTGGTGAGCAGCAAAATACATGGGACCGCATAGGATCTACGAAAAGAAGAACTAGAACCAACATCAACTCAGTTAACTCGCTGTCGGAGTAGACGAGTATTTGCTTAAGGTTCTGTAAAATTTTCATACTGCGGAGTCCCGGGTTCTCCTTTATAAATATCACCTAAGTTAGATAATTTCACAAGCACCGCCAGCACAAGCCGCTTGATCCGTTAGCTCTGTGTTGTCTTCCATCTCGATAACGTTGGTAAGATCTACATTTTTCATACTTTCCATAAGTCGATTGTAAGTTTCCACATCACAATCTTCAAATGGCGCTTGCTTGTAGGTGTGATCAGAAGCTGGCAATACAGACAGTCCATTGTAGTGATCTCTGTTTTCCCACATCCATTCGCGAACGTCGTCCCACTCATCTTCTTCAATGTTTATAGTTGCCGAAACATTGTGTGTATTTTGACCTTTCCTGTGGCCATTGCGAATCCAATCTACGCTAACTCGCTTAACTCTTTCTAGAAGCTCGAGTGCAGGTTCAGAACGAAGGATCGCGCCAGGTGGAGCCTTTTGAGGGGCAGAAATAACTGCCGTGTCGTGTGGTCTAAAGAACTCATCTTCAATAAGCTCCGGATGAAACTGAGCCAGATATTTGTAGATTGCTTCGTTCTTTCCAACGCGAAGGCGACGAATATAATATCCGTTATGCCAAGCGTGAATACCTGAAGAAGTCCCTAGCGTTAGAGAAGTTGTTCCAGCTGGCTTGACACAAGTAGTTCGAGCTGCAGGATTAACCCCTAGAAGCGCTGCTACGCGGGCATTCTCTTCCTTTACAATTTTTGCGCCGGCCTTCATGTCGAGGTTTAGCACTTGCCCAGAAGCAATGCCGGTCATTGAAACACCTATGAGAGCATCCTTTTCGGTATTACGTTGCCAAACAGGTCTCAGGTAATGGAAGTCGGTATAAGAAGTCTGCAGCGTTCCAATAAACGTAGCTGCTCGAACACGAGCCTCATATTCTTCCTGGCTATCAACGTTGGAAACATTGATCTCGGTAAGATTGCAGAACTGATTTGGACGAAGAGCAATTTCACAACAAGGATTTGTTCCCCAGTCTTTGTCGTGTGATAAGTAGATCCCTGGCTCACCAGCCCCTGACGCTCGAATACGCTCCCAGAGATCGTCAAAATACTCCTTGTCAATAAGGTGACGCAGAAGAACAACGGAATTGTTAGCTCTACCACGCTGCGGATTTGTTTCCCACCAGTTTCCAGACTTACAAGAAATCATCTCTCCGTCATCTGCGGAGAATAGACAAATAAGTGCGGCGCGCCGGATTCCGCCGGCAAGAACGGCATCGGCAATGTGGCACATGATATCGTGACACTCGATAGGCGTAAGCTTATCACCGGTTTGTTTGCAAGCCAAGATGCCTTCGACCTTAACCAAACACTCTTTCAGTGGTTGTGGACCTGGAGCTTTTCCACCCGATGTTACAAGCCTAGCACCCTTAGGCCGAATGTCAGAGAAGTCAAAGCGTAACTTTGATGTGCCCTTAAAATAAGAATGCAGAAGAGCCTTTACGGCATCCGCCCATCCTTCAATTGAATCACCAACTAAAAAACGGCGAGTGCGATTTAAGTTTGGAAGACTAATTTCTGGAAGATTTTCTACATGATGAGCCTGAACTGAGTACCCTACCCCGGTTCCGCCAAGAAGAAGGAACATGGCTTCCGAAAAAGCACGGGGATCATCGATTGGCATATATGCACAATTGTAGATTCTGTTTGGAGCTACCTCGATAGGTTTGCCACCAAACTGCATAGAACGCATAGAAGGAAGAATTTTTCGATCATAGACAAACTTGTAGGCCTCTTCGATCTCTTCTTTTAGTTCTGGGTGCTTTTTTACATGCATGGCCACATTTCTTTTGACGATCTCATCGAAAGTTTCGCGCCGAAACTTTTCGGAATCATAGCGTGCGTACTTCATGTGAACCGTTACGTCAGACAAAATCTTTGACGCGATTTCCATTATTCTTCTCCGTTCTTAAGTTTGTGTGTCACTTCTCGCCACTTCTTGCGTAGTAGCTTCTTTTCGGCATTGCTATCTTGATTCACAGCTTCGTTGAGCGATAGCTCAGACTCATCCAGCAACGTAATTCTAGACTGCGCTGTATTGATATTCATGGGAAATAAAATTCCATCACGACCAGCTCTGTTTTTGGCAATATACAGACGACCATGACCGGTCGATTTTTCCATTGCCTTTCTACTCAAAGAAACAACAACATCTGCAACCATGGCTTTTCCGTAAGCTTCTGACATGTTCTCAAGGCCGACAATGTCACTATTTGCAGAATCTCTATTTGCCTGACTTGCAGTCCAGACAGGAATGTTCATCTCCATTGCAAGGTTGCGAAGCTCTTCGTAAACAAGCTTAAGCTCATGCCTAAGCGAGTCATAAGACTTAGTTGACTTCATAATGTCAGCATAATCAATTACGATTAGGTTAGGCTTGAAACCCTTAAGCGAAAGCTTCTCTACGTGGTTTCTAATCGTAATAACGCTAGCCGACCCTGTCGGGTATTCCTTGATAATGAGTCGGCCGAGTTTCTCGTTTTCGTAAAAATCAAGAACTTTCTTCTTTGAGGAAAGTAAATCATTGACATCAATGCCGGCTAGGTTTGCATCGTATCGCCGGCCGACCGCCGTCTCGGTTAACTCAAACGTGTAATGGAGAACGTTCTTCCCATAACGAAGAGCGTTTGCGCCCATCGCGACAAGGTAGTGAGACTTACCAACACCGGTATTTGCAGTTACAACACCGATCTCTCCACGACCCAACCCTCCGTCAAAGATGTCTGGAGCATCGAGTTTACGCAAGCCGGTAGGACAAGGAATACGGTGCGACTTAACAAATCGAGCTTCGATATCTTCAAAGAAATCATGACCAATAGAGTGAGGCATGCCCACCGCGACAGCATCTTTCATTAGTGCAATGACGCTATCAAAGCGATCTGTCTGGATCAGTTCAACGGCCTTGTGCAAAGCGTCCTTAAAAGCCTGGCGCTTGCAGAAGTCTAGTGTCTTGTCCTTAACATATCCAATATCACCAGGATGAGGATTAGACTTGAGCCTGTGAAGAAACTCAACAATCTGATCTCTTAGAATCACATCATTTCCCTCGCTCAGATCTTCCTTGATAATCGTTATGAGAAGCTGAAGTGTAGGAAACGCCTTGTATTGGCCGTAGTACTTGAAGTATAGTTTTGTTAGGTAGTTCAGATAATTGAGATCAAAGAACTCCGGGAGCATGACCTCGTACATCTGGGAAGCCCATTCTCGATCCATAAGGAGACCTTGGAAGATCTTTTCCTGAAACGGTTTTCCATAATGTGAAAAACATGAATTGTTCCCGTGTAGTTCTACTTTTTCTGCTTGCATTTTTATCGCCTATTGAGAATGTTCATGGACAAGAATAACCGCGAAGGATCATAGTTTACTAAACCAAATTTTTTAAGACAGCTCAAGAATGCAATCTTGTTATATGACTTCTCATAGATCTCTAAGCTTCCTTCAATTTTTTGTATTTGATTGCCTGCCAAGTTTGAAATGTCGAGATGCATGAGTTTAAAGTTGCGCCTGATGAGATCTTTGCTTTCTAGTATGCTCGCATAGATTTGAAGTTTAGACGTCTTCGCTCGTTCTTGGCACTCTATAAATAAATCGTCTAAGCTGACATTCTCGGTTGACCGCAAAATCTCAACTCGGTTTGACAAACTTTTTAAACCAACTCTCTTGACACCGCCAATGTTGTCACTAGAGTCTCCGACACAAGCCCTTACCACTGTCATATTTGATGGCAATGAATGCATTTTCTCCAGAACGTCCGCCTTACCGATTATTTTTTTCTGATTTGGTGACCAAACAGTAACGCGGTCATCGATCAATTGATAGAAATCTTTGTCCGAAGACACTATTACTACTTCCGTATTTTTAAACTTGTACCTTCCGAGGTAGCCAATTACATCATCTGCCTCACAGTCTTTTACGTAGTGTTGCGTAACTGGAAGATGTCTTAAACACTTTGTGAGAAACTCAACTTGTCCAATCTTGTTTTGATGTGAATCAGGAATCTCATCGCCGTAGTAGCGATTCATCTTCTTAGGCTTCTTACCTTTCTTGTAGTCGGAAAAGATTGCCCGCCGGCGAAGACTGCCGCCACCTTCCCAAACAACGTGAATTTCACTTGGTGAAAACTTTTCCGAAAGACTCGCTAACATTCTAAGAAACCCTACGACGCCACCCGCAGGATCCCCATTGTTTGTCATCGACGGATTCGCTATGTAATGCCGAATAAAGCAATTCATCCCATCAACTAATAGGACCATGGTTACTCCGGTGCAACAAAATCGTCTTCAAGCTCCATGGAAATTGCTCTAACTTCTTCGTACGATTCTGTATCAACGTCAACCTCAGCCCGTCTAACAAACGCGTTTTCGATTAACGCGTCGATGTATTGCTTGTATTCTGCATTATTTACGATCTCTGCAAAGTCAGCTTTGTAAAACTTCTTGCTAACAATAGACTTGCCAGTTTTAACATCGTCGACAGTAAAGTGTTTCCAAGCACCGGTTCCAGACACGTTAACTTCTTTGCCGTCTACCGTAATAGGGTCAAATCTACGAAGCTCGTCAAACAACTCTTCGTGCTCAAAGATTCCCTTTCCAAAGTGAATTTGAAATTTAACTGTTCTGAAAGGAGGCGCGACCTTATTCTTGATCGTCTTTGCAGAAACATTAATGCCGATTACTTCCTTGTCCTTATTCTCAATTGGGCGACCTGCACCAAGCTTGATTCGAACCGAAGAGTGGAATGGAATTGCTTTACCGCCAGGTGTTGTAGTCGGATCGCCGTACATGACACCAATCTTCGTTCGAATCTGGTTAAGGCAAACAAACAAAACCTTTTGATTTGCGATGATGCCGTTAATCTTTCTCATGCCTTTTGAGATTGCTCGAGCCTGTAGTCCGATGCTGTCCTTGTCGTAGTCTCCAACAAGTTCCGCCTTAGGCGAAGAGGCTGCAACAGAATCCCAGATGATCGTAATTGGAACATCTTTTTGCATAGCGCGAGCCTTCATGATTGTTGCTTCCGCAATGCTTAGGACTTCCTCTGTGCAATGCGTGTCAACATACACAAACCTCTTCTTGATATTAACGCCTAGCAGCGATAGATTCTCAACGGATGTTGCGTTTTCAGTATCGATGTAGACTACTATTCCACCAACCCTTTGCGTACTTACGGCTAGTTGGATTGCGATGTGCGATTTACCGATAGAGGGAGGACCAAAAATTTCAACAATTCTGCCTTCAGGGAATCCACCGTCTATTCTGTTTGCAATAATCGTATCAAGCTGCCTAGACCCTGTACTAATCCATCGATTGACATGGGTTGGTGAATCATCATATGCTAGATTATATGCAACTTTTGAACCACAGTCCTTGTTAAGTTGAGAAATTAGTTCTGCCGTAAAATCTTCTTCTTGCTTCTTCTTCTTTGCCATAAAAACCTCACATAAAAAAATACAGCGCCCGAAGGCGCTGTTCAACGATCAACTCAGAAATGACTTAACTAAAAGTTAGCTAGGTCACTGAATGCATCATCGAGGTCCTTGTACTTAGGACTTGAAGAAGTTACGGAGTCATTTTTTGGCTTCTGCTCTGAAGAAAATGGATTTGAACGTCCACTTGAAGCCTGACTCGCTCGAGCAGTGTCCTCGTCCGGTGCTCCGGCGTCTAGCCACTCGTTAATAATCTTTTCAAGCTCCTCGTACGACTTGCAACTAAACATGTCGTCTAGACTTGGAAGACTATCCGTCCACTGCTTGATTTGCGCCTTGTCCTCGGAGAGAGGTGTCGATCGAGGTCGAGCGCGGACGCTGGTGTTAGCCCACTTACGGCCAGGCTGCTTAACGCATTCGACCTTGATGTCAAACCCTTCGAGCGGATCTGTAATGTCTCCAAAATCTTCATCAAGCATGATGTTTAGAAGATCCTGATAGACCGTTTTGCCAAAGGACCAGATCCGAGGACCCTTGTCTTCCTCACCTCTGACGACAACGTATGCGTAACTACGCATCTTCGGATAAAGCTTCTTTGCCAGTTCGTAAGACTCCTTTGAACCATCATCTCGAAGCTTATTGATAAGCTCCTGAAAAGGATCTGGATTACCGAACTGATGCGGCGTTAGAAGACCGCGGTTTGCACCAATCCCATAATAGAACCAGCGCTCAGCAAAAGGCTGTCCGTCGTTGTCGGGAAAAGCAATGAGACGAACGGTTGAGGTTTCGCCTTCTTGTGGTCGCCACATAATGTTGCGACGAGAGTTATTGCCACTAAGCTGGCCGAGCTTCCGGCGAAGCGCATCAAAGTCAATAGCCATTCAAACCTCCAAATTGGTAACTTGCTATCGTGTTTCAGTGAGTTTTTTCACTCACCAAACTGTATATTAAATGTAGTAAATTTTCAAATAGTTTTTGTTTGTTACGGAAGAAAATCTATGGTCGCTCGGGTTCGTCTAGACCGCTCTGGAACTCGATGTATCCTTCAACTTGCTCACTTAAGGATGCAAGCGCACCACTCATGTCTTGTCCCTTAGAAATCCTTAGATATGAACTAACGTACTCATCCATGGCGGTCTCTAAGTTGTCTGTTGCCGTAATGCTAGCTGCTTCGGTTAGACGAGCCTTTTCTTCGTTAATAAGCTTCTTAAGTTGTCTCTTTGTGATTTTCATGTTGATTCTCCTACGAATCCATCTCTGATGTCTTGAGTAATTTCTTCCATGATAATAACGAGCTGATCGTTCGTCATCCCCATGTCAGAAAGTTCGTTTAGCTTAGCCTCGATCTCTCGCATGTACTTAGAAACTACATCGGGCGAAACGTATGTTGCTTCGGTACTCTGTGCTTCAAGCACAAGTTTTCTTAACTGTCTTTTAGTGATCTTCATTATTTAGAATCCTTTTATATTTTGCGACTATACTTCTGTGTTGTCTTTGCCTTTCCGAGTTTCATTATCCTCTGTGGAGGTACTATCGTTTTTAACCCCAGAATAGTTGGTTGCAGATCCATCAGGTGCATTAAGAGTCATAAGATTATTATATGCTTGCACTAGTATATCGTCTCTTCTGGTAACAGTCTGCTTGTTGACTAAATTCTTCAACAAGGTAAAAGTAAAGTTCAAATCATCAATTTGGGGCTTCCCTGCGTTGTAGTCAGAAAGGCTATTATATATTTCTACTTTAACCGTGACATTGTTGTTGATTCTTTTATTATTTACATAGCACGAAGAAATAGTGTGAAATGCGTTAGAGTGCGTTGCACCGGTTGGTGTAACATGCGATAGTGTAAGACCTAGCGGCGCCCTGTTATATGAAACTGCCATTATTTTCTCTTTTTCTTTTTTAGCTTTGCGTTGCCGAAAGCCTTTCCTGCTGCAACGTAGGGAGGTACACGGCGTGACTTCTCGCGGTTTGGATAGCTAGGACCAGTTCCCAGTGGTGTTGAAACCCCTGCAACTCCTCCGGCCGAGACTTCGTCTTTTTCTTCGCCTTCTTGTTCGTCGTCCTCGTCGATCACTGATGATTCGAGAACACGACGAACAAAAGATCTAATTTGCAGTTCTGATAAATAACCTTCTAACGCGTTTTTAAATATTTGCTTCGTTTTACCACGATCGGAAGTGCACGCGG